CTACGATTCTGTCGTGGAGATGCGAGATGCTTACGCTGCCACTAAGCTATTGTCAAAGTACAAGAATTTATCCTTGAACTATGACGTAGCCGTGGTAGCTTTAGAGAAGTTCGAAGTATTTGAACTTCTGTGTAAGCAGACCAATAGCCGCTTCCGGAATCTGAGTAGAGACTCTTTATATAGGGGTCCCATCGTTTGGCTGCATCACGCAGTTACGCGGAAAATCTCAGATATCTTGGGCGACTTTGACCCAGATGAATTTCTTCTCTCCCCTGATTGGGGTCCTGGTGCTAGTACGCTCATAAAGCGTATGAGTGCCAGTTCGCAAGAAAAGTTCCAGTGCGAAACTGGAATAACACGTGACCTCTACGCCTTGCTCCCAACGAATCTTTTAGAGACGTATTATCCTCTTTGGGGTTCGCATTTGAGAGAGTTGGAATATCCGACCTTTCAGATCGGGAATAAGGTCATCACTGTTCCGAAGGATGCGAAAAGTGATCGAGTTATTGCCATAGAACCTGGTATAAATGTATTTTTCCAGCTATCTGTTGGCAAAATGATTGCTCGACGTCTCCGGCGGGTTGGAGTTGACATACGCGATCAGAGTCGGAATCAGCGGTATGCTTTAGAGGGTAGCAAATACTCTCAACTAGCAACCGTTGACCTGTCCTCTGCAAGCGATTCAATATCGAACGCCGTTGTCCGGGAATTATTACCGGGCGATTGGTATTCCGTAATGGATGATTGTCGGTCCAAATACGGCACACTCAAGAACCAAGCGATTAGGTGGGAGAAGTTCTCCTCTATGGGGAACGGCTTTACCTTTCCGCTTGAATCCCTTATATTCTTCGCGATAGCTTCTTGTTGCGCAGAATACATGCACTCTGACCTTCCGGTTAGCGTGTATGGGGACGACGTTATTATTCCGACGTCGTGTCTTGAGCTATTCACCCAAGCACTGGGCTTTTATGGCTTTCGCATTAACGAAACGAAGAGTCATTATCGATCTCCGTTCCGTGAAAGCTGTGGAGCTCATTATGCCTGGGGTGTCGACATTAAGCCAATTTTCTTAAAAGAAAAGTTGAC